TTTGTTTTACCTCATTACAGATTTAAGGGTGAACAAATCCCTGCCATTGCTGGCATATAAGAATGAAACCGGATATTTATTACGGAACTGTTTTAAAGACCTGCCGGGATTTCGTTATTATCCTGGTGAATAACTTTATCGACCGGGTAACAGTTACCGGGAATTTTCTGTTCGGTTGCTGCAGTCACACACTCCTGCATTGTCCTGTGAACACTGACTGCAATATCAACTGGCTCTCCGGAAACAAGAAAAACTGTCAGAACAAGTGCAAATGCTGTATTCATTGCCAGCATCCTTTTTGTATCGGACGTAAACGGGCCAGCATTGAAAGAATGCATATTTTATTTAATAACTCCCGTTCGTGTTTTCTCTTGTTAATGGCATCTTCAGTAAATACAGGGTTACTGATAGTGACACCAATTTCAAAACAACCTTCAGACGTATTAACGTTTGGTAATAACGTTTCCATTATCGCGTCCTCAACAATGAATTTTGTGATGCGATGCCTGGTGCCTCCAGGTGACGTTAACCAGTTAACAATTAACGCCGGATACAGAGAATGCATGACGTGTGGTAATCAGGCAGATGATCCGCATCACATCATTGGTCATGGACTGGGAGGGATGGGAACAAAGGCTGATGATTTGTTTGTTATTCCGCTGTGCCGTAAATGCCATAGCGAACTACACGCCGGGGTAAAAGATTTTGAAGAAAAACACGGCAGCCAGCTGTTGTTGCTGATTCGTTTTTTAATGCACGCGAGAAATTCGGGTGTCCTGAAGTGGAAAGCATGAATGACTGAACGCATAGAATTTGTTTTGCCTTACCCGCCAACGGTGAACACTTACTGGCGACGTCGTGGCAGCACATATTTTGTATCAAAAGCCGGTGAGCGTTATCGCCGTGATGTGGCGCTTATTGTTCGCCAGCAGCGGCTGAAATTAAACCTGTCCGGAAGGCTGGAGATAAAGATTATTGCAGAGCCACCGGATAAACGTCGTCGTGACCTGGACAATATCCTGAAAGCACCACTGGATGCGCTGACGCATGCCGGACTTCTCATAGACGACGAGCAGTTTGATGAAATCAATATTGTGCGCGGTCAGCGCGTTCCTGGGGGACGGCTGGGCGTGAAGATTTACAAAATTGAGAGTGAGTGATCGTAAATATGATATACCCGGAAATTACAGGCAAAAGCGGCGAGCATTTACGTCTAAAAACGCTGGAAGCCGTCTGGATCCAGGGGAAATTACGGATGTGGGGGCGTTGGTCGTATATAGGTGGTGGCAAACCAGGAAATATGTTCAATCAGTTGCTGGCATCCAAAAAACTGACAAAAACCGCAATCAATGAAGCCCTGCGTAGAATCAGGGAGTCAGGGATTGATAAACCAGAGCTGGAAGCATTCTTGCGAGAGATGATCGCTGGCAGACAGAAGAGCTGGTTGTCTCACTGTACTGATGCAGAGGCGTTACGCATTGATGGGGTGATAAGTAAAGCGCTTGCACGTTATCCTGGATTGATTGATATCCTGCGGCAAAGGTACGAAGGGCGGGGGATGAGTAAACGCAAAATGGCTGAATTGTTGAATGAGGTGCACCCGGAATGGTGTTTTAGTACATGCGAAAAGCGAATTGCTAATTGGTTGGCTGTTGCTGAATATGCGCTATACATCCCTATGCGAGAATCGTTTGCTCAAAAAATGTCTTGATTTTTTACGCATAAACTGTTTCAATCCAGCTACGCTTCGCAAAGCTATACCGCGAGGCGAATAGCAGACATGGACACCTGAAAGAACCCGCTTTATGCGGGTTTTTTTATGTCTGAAAAACGGCACAGAACATTAAACGCGCTGGTAGTTGTGAATACTGGTCTTTCAGCTTGCTGGCTTTTTCGACAAGAGGTATTGGTATGTCACGTTAACCGGAAAAGGGAAAAAAGCATGCTAAAACAGCAGGATATGACCGAAACCGCCAGAGTGGTGTTTAATGAATTAAGCGTCACCGAACCGGCGACCGTCGGGGAAATTGCGCAGAATACTTACCTTTCACGCGAACGCTGCCAGTTAATACTGACTCAGCTTGTTATGGCGGGTCTGGCAGATTATCAGTTCGGTTGTTACAGACGCCTTCCGCAGTGAAGGCTTTTTAATTTGTGGTAATGGGCGGCTGGTGGGTGTTAGCGGCACCTGCCAGCCATCTGCTCATGCGTTGGGGTCACAAGCAAACCTCAGGCCCATCTGCTTTGCGCAAAAGCGGTATGAGCCTATCAGAGAAGTGCTTATTGATCTATGATTAATACTGTAAAAATATCCAGTTGTGAGTTAATCAACGCTGATTGCCTGGAATTTATCCAGACCTTACCGGAAAACTCTGTCGATCTGATAGTCACAGACCCGCCATACTTTAAAGTGAAGCCCGAGGGCTGGGATAACCAGTGGGAGGGCGACGATGATTACCTGAAATGGCTGGACCAGTGTCTGGCGCAGTTCTGGCGGGTACTGAAGCCTGCCGGAAGTCTTTACCTGTTCTGTGGTCATCGCCTGGCATCTGACACCGAAATCATGATGCGTGAGCGCTTTAATGTGCTGAACCACATTATCTGGGCGAAGCCGTCCGGACGCTGGAACGGGTGCAATAAGGAAAGTCTGCGGGCGTATTTTCCGGCAACAGAGCGCATTCTGTTTGCAGAACATTATCAGGGACCGTATCGCCCGAAAGATGATGGCTATGTGGCACAGGGGCGCGAGCTAAAACAGCACGTCATGGCCCCGCTGATTTCTTACTTTCGTGATGCGCGTAAATCACTGGGAATAACGTCAAAACAGATAGCGGAAGCCACCGGAAAGAAAAACATGGCTTCGCACTGGTTTGGTACCAGTCAGTGGCAGTTACCGAACGAGGGTAATTACAACAAATTGCAGGCGTTGTTTGCGCGTGTTGCGGCAGAAAAACATCAGCGCGGGGAACTGGAAAAGCCACACCACCAGCTGGTCAGCACATACAGTGAGCTGAACCGGCAGTATACGGAACTGCTGAGTGAATATAAAAATTTGCGGCGGTATTTCGGTGTGACGGCGCAGGTTCCGTACACCGATGTCTGGACGCATAAACCGGTGCAGTACTATCCAGGGAAACATCCGTGCGAAAAACCGGCAGAAATGCTGCAGCAGATAATCAACGCGAGCAGTCGTCCGGGAGACCTGGTTGCAGATTTTTTTATGGGTTCAGGTTCAACGGTAAAAGCGGCGATGGCACTGGGGCGTTGTGCGATTGGTGTTGAGCTGGAGACAGGACGTTTTGAACAGACAGTCAGGGAAGTTCAGGATTTAATCGTTTGAAACGGATGGGATTGCAGAATTAATTACGCACCATTATTATTCTGCTACCGGCCCTTTAGCTCAGTGGTGAGAGCGAGCGACTCATAATCGCCAGGTCGCTGGTTCAAATCCAGCAAGGGCCACCATCACATACCGCCATTAGCTCATCGGCAGAGAGCGTCAGCTTTCGAAACTGGCTGTGTGGGGCCCGGGTCCCCGATGGCAATCCATTATCTGCATTATGCGTTGTTAGCTCAGCCGGACAGAGCAATTGCCTTCTAAGCAATCGGTCACTGGTTCGAATCCAGTACAACGCGCCATATTCATTCTTCCAGATTTCTTCCGGCAGAGCCTTATACTGGAATATACCTGGCTCAGGATATTGTTGAAAATATTATATGTTTGTCAAAAATAAAAGTTCTGTTAAGTATTGATTGAGTGTTTGTTATACGGTCTAATGGTTTTTTCAGTATTAAATATTTATCATTCATATGGTGTGGGTAGAGTGAATATTGATGAGGCGTCGGGGTGTTTCATCCTTAGGCAGCGTATTGATATAGTCAATGCAGCACGAGCAAAGGCCTTCAGCCGTTTGACAGTTTTGTTCTGTACTCCTGATCGTCTTTTGGGAAGAGACGTTATTATTCTGAATAGTGATGCTATACAGAGGGTTTGCGATGAGTTCATGGTTGCTAATTCAGAATTATTTGCTCTTGTTCAGGAGTACAACAGAATAGCCAGGACCTGTGGTATGGATGAACTTCGGATTACTCATCTGGGGTAGATACATATCTGGATTATCACCTGTTACGGTAAAAAGTGATTGCTTACTGTTTTTGTGAATGGCATTGCAGCAGCCGGATAATGTCAGTGCTGGCTGACGGTGTGCTGGTGGCGGGTGTGGTGGTTGTTGCTTTCCCGTTGCTGAAAAAGAAAACGCCAGACTGTTAGCCGGGTATCAGTTAGCGGGAGAAATTTTTAAATACTTCACAATTCAGGCGGTTGACTGTTGTCTGGTTTGCGGGGAGTTTGTTAAAAGAAACTGGCATGGTGAATCCCCCTGTGCGGTGGGGCAATCAGCGAGTAGGTATATGGGATAATCGCGGATTCAGGTGCTGGTACTGAATTCACCGGGAGGCACCCGGCACCATGCAATGGCACATAGCGCCACTCTCCAGCCCCTCTCCGGAGGGGCTGTTTATATTGATTTTGTCAGATGTGAGTAAACTCCTGATGGACTTTGTTGTTTTAGTCCATAAGGACATATTTGCAGAGTGCAACGGTTATTAAAGCATTCATTCAATACGTTATCTGTATTTGTAGGGCATTCCTGGCTGTTTTTGATTAAATTCCAGAATGTTTTATTGAATGGTACTACGTTGTAAATGGTTACAGGTAGCACTTTGTTATTGAGCATGATGCCTGTGTGAGTCAGTGTAAATATACTTTCAGGAGGTAAGAAAGCATCCGATTGATACCAGATTATTAATTTTATTTTACTCCATATGACTGAAAAAGATATTCCGCATGATGGCTGGATAACTGTATCAATCACAATCCACTTCATTTACTTTCCTTGTTTATGCCTTGCTGGTGATGTTCTGAAAAGTATAAATGATATTTTTGAATTAAACCATAGAGCAGAATTATTTTTCTGATGTTGTTTATTGTTTATTTAAATACAGGGTGGTTTATATCTCGTCTTGTAGTTTATCCATGCATATCTGCTTGATAATCAGGTTTTTATTTAAGGTATGGTTTTGTGTTTTTTCTGTATAGACTGGCCCCCTGAATCTCCAGACAACCAATATCACTTAAATAAGTGATAGTCTTAATACTAGTTTTTAGACTAGTCATTGGAGAACAGATGATTGATGTCTTAGGGCCGGAGAAACGCAGACGGCGTACCACACAGGAAAAGATCGCAATTATTCAGCAGAGCTTTGAACCGGGGATGACGGTCTCCCTCGTTGCCCGGCAACATGGTGTAGCAGCCAGCCAGTTATTTCTCTGGCGTAAGCAATACCAGGAAGGAAGTCTTACTGCTGTCGCCGCCGGAGAACAGGTTGTTCCTGCCTCTGAACTTGCTGCCGCCATGAAGCAGATTAAAGAACTCCAGCGCCTGCTCGGCAAGAAAACGATGGAAAATGAACTCCTCAAAGAAGCCGTTGAATATGGACGGGCAAAAAAGTGGATAGCGCACGCGCCCTTATTGCCCGGGGATGGGGAGTAAGCTTAGTCAGCCGTTGTCTCCGGGTGTCGCGTGCGCAGTTGCACGTCATTCTCAGACGAACCGATGACTGGATGGATGGCCGCCGCAGTCGTCACACTGATGATACGGATGTGCTTCTCCGTATACACCATGTTATCGGAGAGCTGCCCACGTATGGTTATCGTCGGGTACAGAAGAACCCGAAAAATGTGTTGCTGGCGGTGTGCTGGATGCAGGGAGAGTTTGACATGAGCGCCGCCACCCACGCACAGCAACCTGCGCTGTTTACAGCCATGCTGACACAGTTTCGTGCTGACCTCTCCGTGTTTAACGCGCAGTGCCATGGTGGCAGTGCTGCAGATGTGCCGTGGATTTGTGGTGACACGACGTATTACTGGAAAAATACATACGCTACCCAGTACGACACCGTGTACGGCGGGTATAAAAACAGGGAGAGTGAGGGCGTTTATTTTGTGCCCTTCATGACAGACGGTAACGGCGTCAATACCGCCACTAACGCGCCGGCAGAAGATCCGGATATTCCGGCATCAGGATATTACGGTGCGGCATCGAGAACGAATGGAAACCAGGTATCATCAAACCGCCCGACACATTTCAGTTCATGGGCGCGCAGGAGCATTATTCCGGATCGTCTGGCAACCGCTATTCTGAACGCAGCCGGGCGCACCTCAGCCTTCATCAGTGGTAAGGCACCGGAAATCAAACCCTCGCCCGGCGGCAACACGCCATCGGGTCCGTCTGCAGATACGTCCGTTCGCACAATCTCCCTGCTGCCGGCAGCCGGAGAGGCTGCTGCGCAGGGCTGGAGCATTAAGGATGGCGGAATTCAGTTGTCAGATGGTGTATTTAAGATCACCAAGCAGAGCAATAAAACCTGGTCCCTGACGCATCCGGTGGATGACGCAATTACCCTGCTGACACAGGGCGGCAGACTGACCTGTAAGTTCCGCCTGTCAGGCGCACTGACCAACAATCAGTTCGGGCTGGGGATTTATCTGTATACGGATGCTCCCGTTCCTGATGGTGTGGCGATGACGGGTACCGGTAATCCGTTCCTGATGTCGTACTTCACTCAGACCACTGACGGCAGAGTGAATCTGATGCATCACAGGAAAGCCGGAAACACGAAGCTGGGGGAGTTCGGCGATTACGGTAACGACTGGCAGACGCTGGAGCTGGTGTTCACCGCCGGCAGTGCCACGGTTACTCCGAAACTGAATGGAGTGGCTGGCCCGGCATTCCAGGTTATAAAAGACGGTCTGACACTGGGACTGAATGCGCTGACGCTGACGGATGTTACAAAAAATGCAGCGTATGGCGTTGAGATAGAAAGTCTGGTGCTGGAGATAAATGCACCGGCAGCATAATAAAAAAGAGCCAGCGACTGACCTGAAAGAAGACGCTGGCTAAAAGGCCTTATATGTTTGTAGAGACTTATTTTTCACAGACAGCAATGATGCCTGTCAATATATTATCAATATGCGGATTGTTTCAGTTACAGATGCTTTATTAAGGAAAAAAACAGCCAGCACTGACTTTCGGTGGAGAGGTGCTGGCTCAGAAGGATAGTTGGATTTCACATGATACTTATGCCTGGCGGTATATTTTCTGACAGACAGTGACGGGTGTTGTCAAGATATTGTGTCATTTATAACCTGAATCAGGGGAGGCCGGAATGTTATCTGGCATTTTTAGCAGAGCCTGAATGCCATAATCACGGCTCCCGGAGTTGGCCGTCAGTGGGTGACACTGGCGGTTTTTTTGTTTTTCTTTACTTTCATTTTCTGTCGGCGGTGACGGAGACATACATCAGATGGAAAAAATCACAACGGGTGTGTCATACACCACGTCAGCGGTGGGGACGGGATACTGGTTACTGCAGCTGCTGGACAAAGTCTCTCCGTCCCAGTGGGTGGCAATCGGTGTGCTGGGGAGTCTGCTGTTTGGCCTGCTGACGTATCTGACTAACCTTTATTTCAAGATTAAAGAAGATAAGCGTAAGGTGGCGCGGGGAGAGTAGTCGATGAATAAACAATACGAACTGGTTGTAAAATGAATATTTCTAACTGAAAAAACGTTCCATGAGGTAAGAAAAGGTCACAGGCAATCAATAACAGGACGTGATGAAAGACCCTTGCATTTGTGCGCTTTCTCTTTAGATAGCAGCAGATACTGAAAATCTGAGTTGTCGGGGAGTCAGGGATACAGCTGTGCAAGAGTTGGTCATTGTGATTCCATTGAAATCCTGTATGCCATGAAGGGCAGGATTTTATGGCTACCTGAGCTTTGGTGATAGTAAGTTGAAAATTCGCATTTTTTGCTGACATGCGTAACGAGAATCCCATAAGCAGGGAGGACTTAATTCTTCATTAACCCATGCGTTGATATTATGTTTCAGCCGTTGAAGCATCAGCGGTGTTAATGTTGTGGTAATAATATCCAGCGTTTTATGTGAGATCTTACCGTAAGGGTCTGCAAGAATGCTGCTTGTTGCTTCGTTATTATCTGCCATCAGAAGAAGTAACTCTGATTTAACGTTTTCTGTCATTAGTTGTAAAAATCTTCTGCGCAAACTTTCTTTACTGTTCATTTATATGGCTTCATTTGTTGTAATCTGCTGCGTCTCAAGGGATATGTGTAAGCGTACAGCCTGAACCGTCTGGTCAGAATCTGACGAATTAGACAAAGTGGTGTCCACCAAATAAGTAGTGGGAACCAAAGTATCAGATATGCAGAAAAATGTGACTCCCGGCAGGCGAAAAGGCTGCCCTAATTATCCTCCCGAATTTAAACAGCAGCTCGTTGCTGCCTCCTGTGAACCCGGGATATCCATCTCAAAACTTGCTCTTGAAAATGGCATTAACGCCAATCTGTTGTTCAAATGGCGACAACAATGGCGCGAGGGAAAGCTGCTATTACCTTCTTCAGAGAGCCCCCAGCTACTTCCTGTGACTCTCGATGCAGCTGCCGAACAGCCAGAATCGCTCGCAGAGGACCCGGAAACCCTCAGTATCAGCTGTGAGGTAACGTTCCGGCACGGGACGCTCCGCTTCAATGGCAATGTCAGCGAAAAGCTCCTGACTCTGCTGATACAGGAACTGAAGCGATGATCCCGTTACCTTCCGGGACCAAAATTTGGCTGGTTGCCGGTATCACCGATATGAGAAATGGCTTCAACGGCCTGGCTGCGAAAGTACAAACGGCGCTGAAAGACGATCCCATGTCCGGCCATGTTTTCATTTTCCGGGGCCGCAGCGGCAGTCAGGTTAAACTGCTGTGGTCCACCGGTGACGGACTGTGCCTCCTGACCAAACGGCTGGAGCGTGGGCGCTTCGCCTGGCCGTCAGCCCGTGATGGCAAAGTGTTCCTTACGCAGGCGCAGCTGGCGATGCTGCTGGAAGGTATCGACTGGCGACAGCCTAAGCGGCTGCTGACCTCCCTGACCATGCTGTAAATCTCTTTATCCTGGTTGTCACAGAATAAGCCCGGTAAAATACGGGCTTATGAACGACATCTCTTCTGACGACATCTTCCTGCTGAAACAGCGCCTGGCCGAACAGGAAGCGCTGATCCACGCCCTGCAGGAAAAGCTGAGCAACCGGGAGCGCGAAATAGACCATCTGCAGGCGCAGCTGGATAAACTCCGCCGGATGAACTTCGGCAGTCGTTCCGAAAAAGTCTCCCGCCGTATCGCACAAATGGAAGCCGATCTGAACCGGCTTCAGAAAGAGAGCGATACGCTGACTGGTAGGGTGTATGACCCGGCAGTACAGCGTCCGTTGCGTCAGACCCGCACCCGTAAGCCGTTCCCTGAATCACTACCCCGTGACGAAAAGCGACTGTTGCCTGCGGCGCCGTGCTGCCCGAACTGCGGCGGTTCACTGAGCTATCTGGGCGAGGATACCGCCGAACAGCTGGAGTTGATGCGTAGCGCCTTCCGGGTTATCCGGACGGTACGGGAAAAACATGCCTGTACTCAGTGCGATGCCATCGTGCAGGCACCTGCACCTTCGCGGCCCATCGAGCGGGGTATCGCCGGACCGGGGCTGCTGGCCCGCGTGCTGACCTCGAAGTATGCAGAGCACACCCCGCTGTATCGCCAGTCAGAAATATACGGCCGGCAAGGTGTGGAGCTGAGGCGTTCACTGCTGTCGGGCTGGGTGGATGCATGCTGCCGGCTGCTGTCTCCGCTGGAAGAGGCGCTTCATGGCTATGTCATGACTGACGGCAAACTCCATGCCGATGATACCCCGGTCCAGGTACTGCTGCCGGGTAATAAGAAGACGAAGACCGGGCGGTTGTGGGCGTATGTTCGTGATGACCGCAATGCAGGGTCAGCGTTGGCACCTGCAGTGTGGTTCGCTTACAGCCCGGACAGAAAAGGCATCCATCCGCAGACTCATCTTGCCTGCTTCAGCGGTGTGCTGCAAGCGGATGCGTACGCCGGGTTCAACGAGCTGTATCGCAATGGTGGGATAACGGAAGCTGCCTGCTGGGCTCATGCCCGCCGAAAGATCCACGATGTGCACGTCCGCATCCCGTCAGCACTGACGGAAGAAGCCCTGGAGCAGATCGGTCAGTTGTACGCCATAGAGGCGGATATAAGGGGAATGCCGGCAGAGCAGCGGCTTGCTGAACGTCAGCGAAAAACGAAACCGTTGTTGAAATCCCTGGAAAGCTGGTTGCGTGAAAAGATGAAGACCCTGTCGCGACACTCAGAGTTGGCGAAGGCGTTCGCGTACGCACTTAACCAGTGGCCGGCACTGACGTACTATGCGAACGATGGCTGGGTGGAAATCGACAACAACATCGCTGAAAATGCCCTGCGGGCGGTCAGTCTGGGTCGTAAAAACTTCCTGTTCTTCGGCTCTGATCATGGTGGTGAGCGGGGAGCGCTACTGTACAGCCTGATCGGGACGTGCAAACTGAATGACGTGGATCCAGAAAGCTACCTTCGCCATGTGCTTGGCGTCATAGCAGACTGGCCGGTCAACCGGGTCAGCGAACTGCTTCCGTGGCGCATAGCACTGCCAGCTGAATAACACATCCCCGTCAATACGGCCCTCGCTGTACGCTTACGGATATGTTTATGAGAGCGACCATGAGTGTTGGATTATATACCTAACATATCAAGGGATTAGAAATCGATAAATCCCCATGAACGAAAAAATAAAATACGGCCTGTCGGCTGCCGTTCTGGCGCTGATTGGTGCAGGTGCTTCTGCGCCTGAAATCCTCGACCAGTTTCTGGATGAAAAGGAAGGTAACCACACCACGGCATACCGTGATGGTGCGGGGATCTGGACCATCTGCCGTGGTGCCATTCTGGTGGATGGTAAGCCTGTTATTCCTGGCATGAAGCTGTCAAAGGAAAAATGCGACCGGGTTAATGCCATCGAACGTGACAAGGCGCTGGCATGGGTGGAGAAAAACATCCGGGTGCCGCTGACCGAACCCCAGAAAGCGGGGATCGCGTCATTCTGTCCGTACAACATTGGCCCCGGTAAGTGCTTCCCGTCGACGTTTTATAAACGAATTAATGCAGGCGATCGAAAAGGTGCCTGTGAGGCGATTCGCTGGTGGATTAAGGACGGTGGCAGAGACTGCCGTATCCGTTCAAATAATTGCTACGGTCAGGTCTCACGGCGTGACCAGGAGAGCGCGCTGGCGTGCTGGGACATCGACAGATAGCAGAATATTTTCCTGAAAAATGACGTTGGCCAACGCGGGTGGATAACACGAAATCCTGAAAACTGGTAAAACCTAAGTGAATAAAAGTAAAAACCCCGTTTGTTGGCAGCAAGCGGGGTTTTGTGTTTTCTGACCTTGAGTAAGGCAAGGGAGAAATTATGGGTAGGGAGGTACTTTCCCTGTGAGGAAGTATAAAAGATTCTTTCTGAGGTTGTCCATTATGAAAGGCATTGAAGTGGAGACGCCAGCCAGTCTGGATTTAACAAGAGCGGCAGCTTTTGCCATTCGTATTGTGGCCATTGCTGTTCTGGTCTGGGCAATCCGTTGGTGGTGATATGAACCGTGTTCTGTGCGTGGTTATCATTGTCCTGCTGGTGGCCTGTGGTGCGCTTAGTCTGGGGCTGAATCATTACCGTGATCACGCCATCATCTACAAAGAGCAGCGCGATAAAAAAGCCAGTGAGCTGGAGCTGGCGAACGCGACAATTACTGATATGCAGATACGCCAGCGTGATGTCGCTGCACTTGATGCCAGATACTCGAGGGAATTAGCCGATGCGAGAGCTGAAAATGAAACTCTGCGTGCTGATGTTGCCGCTGGTCGTAAGCGCCTGCGGATCAACGCCACCTGCTCCGGTACCGTGCGTGAAGCCACCGGCACCTCCGGCGTGGATAATGCAACCGGCCCCCGACTGGCAGACACCGCTGAACGGGATTATTTCATCCTCAGAGAACGGCTGATGGCAATGCAGAAGCAACTGGAAGGAGCACAGGAATATATCCGTACCCAGTGTATACCGTGATGTTTTGTTATGAAGGTGTTACTGGTAACGTTAAGGTAATTTAACAAAGAGTCAGTTCCGGACTTTATAGTGTGCTCAGTTCATGGCCAAAAACGATTTCTGTGATAAATATTTTGAATATTATTTACAGGTAAATGGAGTGGGGCACATGGATAGAAATATTACAATAGAGAATGAAGTATATGCCCGTATTGTATGGGCAGAGAAGGCAAAAACACGGTAATTCCGTGTGTTGCCATGATACCTGATTGGCAGAATAGTTGTTTGGTTTTGAGTATATAGTCAGCGTTTTTTGTTCAGTAATTGCTCCCTCAAAAAATAATAAAATAAGGTGATTGTTTTTGTTTATTATTTGGTTTTTTTTGTGTGTTGTTTTATTGTTTTTGCGTGGTTTGTTTTTTATTGTTATTTCATTAAGGGAAGGTAAATTCAGGATGGCAGTCTGTAGATAATCGGAGGTCACTTATGCTACATGATCACGTGGCAGAATGTCTGGAGAAAAAAGGACTGTACCGGAGAGCAGCTGAACGATGGGCAAAAGTGATGGTACAGCTAAGTGATGACCAGAAAAGAAAAGTGGCGGCACAGAAACGAGCAGAGTGTTTGCGTAAGGCGCGCCGGACTCCGGTTTCACCGGTGAACCTGACCGAAATAAAACAAGCGGTCAACAGACTACATTCTGAGTTGGGAATGGGATTTGAAGAGCGGCGGGTATTCCGACGATATAAAGGGACAGGAGAACAGAATACGTCCGGAAACGCGCGGTCAAAAAAATGCTAAAAAATATCTGAGAGAGTTATTGCCTGTTACCATAAGAAAAAGCAACTTTAGTGGTCGCTTTTTGTGTCATATATAAGTCGTTTAAGTAAACCTGTCTGAACAGGTGCTCTGGTCGTGTTTGTCTTTGTTGGGTACAAATTGAGAATATTTTTCATTAATTAATCTTCTTCTGCAGGCTTCAATAACCCACGCTGAAAAATTACCTGAACCTTTCAGGTCAAGAGCGATGTTAATTTGTTCAATTATCTGGTTTGGAAATCGGATGTTGCGGGTTGTTGTTCTGCGGGTTCTGTTCTTTGATGACATAATGTTGCCCCGTATTCAGTGTTGCTGATTTGTATTATCTGAAGTTGCTTTTACGCTAATTTGATGCAGATCAATTAATACGATACCTGCGTAATAATTGATTATTTCTCGTGGTTTGATGGCGTACACACATGTCGTGATAAACCTCATGTAGATGATAATTATTATCATTTTCGTGGGTCCTTTCCGGCGATCCGACAGGTTACGGGGCGGCGACCTCGCGGGTTTTCGCTATTTATGAGATTTTTTGAGGGGGAGTTGTTGTTTAATTGTTTGGCATATCTAATTGATAAGTAAGGTGAAAATAAAATAAATACAACAACCTTACGATGTGTTTTGATGTCGTCAATGCGAAAAATGTCAATGATATCAAATGGTTTTGTAAAAACACATGGTTGTTGTATCGCTTTTTATCGATGGCTTATGGAGAGGAGATGGCCTTTTTATTGAATAAAAGTGATATGGCCTCCTCCATCGGTATATCTGTTCAGGCATTTGATAAATGGGGCGTTCCTCTTGTTGAGCGTCGGGGGAGGGAAGTTTTTTATGACGTTAAAACTGTACTGGAGATAGATCGCGAGCGGCGACAACACAATCAGAGAATAACCGGTAACTGTCAGGTCAGAGCTAATACAGGTAATTATATTATAATCACGAGCGCTTAGATGTATTAATGCCATGCTCTGCAAGATGCTGCATCAGACGCTGAGCCACATCAGGCAGAGGTCTTGATTGTTCATTTTGTACTGGCGGTGGTGGCGCAGGCCAGTTAGGTGCCGGAGGAATATGTTCAGCCATACTCCGGGCTGGTTGAATGCCATGCTCTGCAAGATGCTGCACCAGACGCTGAGCCACATCAGGCAGAGGTCTTGATTGTTCATTTTGTACTGGCGGTGGTGGCGCAGGCCAGTTAGGTGCCGGAGGAATATGTTCAGCCATACTCCGGGCAGGTTTAATGCCATGCTCTGCAAGATGTTGTATCAGGCGCTGCCTCACATTAGGAAGTTGTTGATGTAACGAACTTTCAGCAGTAGACTGTCGATGAAATGATGCCGAATGGGCGTTTGGGGCTCGAAAGAGAGTTGTTGCGCTGATGGAGCTACTGCTTGGTGAAAAAGGTGAGCTGATTTTTACAGGATTTAATGTGATTTTCTGTGGTGATACAGAGAAGCTGCTTTTTTTATATACAGCTGTAATATTGCGGTTGACGGTTGGAAAAAGTGAAGAAACATTGTTAATCATGCAGATTACCTTATAAGTAATTTTAGTTCTCCGATAGATATGTAATCAGCCTTTTTATAGTGGCAAATAAATGCGGCGATGTATAAATGACACTCGATGCAATACTCATCAATTATTGTTAAAAAGAAAACGTATGTTTTGCTTTTCGACTGCTAAGAAAGGTTTCATGCGGAATTCAAAGCACTATTAAAAAACAGCCATTCCTCCTGTGTTGTATGTCTCTTATGTCCCGCTGATCTTCCCAAAATGCCAAAAATCTACTCTTAAGCGACTAGTCTAATGTGAATACACTTAATTATTTCTTATATGTCAATACCTTTAAGATTATTTTTTGAGAGGATATATGTCAACATCGACTCTAACTGATTCTGGCAGCGTAAAGATGAATGGTTCTCCCAGTCTCAGAGAGCATGATGTATCGGGATATACTTTTGCTCCTTTATCTAGAAGAGAGCCGACAGAAGCTGCGACCCAACTACTGTCTTCTGTTTTGCTGTATGATTTTTGCAAATTGTCATTGCTGTTTAAGATTTTTTCATGAAATGTGTTTTTTTCCATTATCATGAAATTTAGTGCATTTCTGTGCTCTTCTTTTGCTATATCGGCCGATTTTCTTGGTGTACCCATAGTTATACCCAAAGCATTTTTTTGGGGATTATACCAATCCATGACACTGGCAACTGTGTTTTGATGGCCTTGAATTTTTTTGTTTTTCAAATCAGTAAACTGATTGTTTTGGATTCTTACAGCAACAAAATCTCGTTTTATTTTAAATATGGATAAAACTCTTTCTGTAATGTTTTTTTCTTGCGTTAAATCTGCATTTCTGTATGATAACAACATTGGGGGAGTATTTTCTGGAGTTATTTTTCTATTTAACAACTTCCCTGCCTGCTCCATTTTGGTCAGAGAATATGATGTTTTTTGTATATTTAATGCATTGTTAATTAATGATAAGCAGTTTTTTATAATTGACAT